TCATATGGATTAGCAGCAGGAGATATACCAAACCTAGCAGCCTCTAAGATTACATCAGGAACTTTCGCAACTGCAAGAATTGCTGATGACGCTATCACAAATGCAAAGATGGCAGATGATGCAATAGACAGTGACCAAATAGCAGACGGTTCTATTGATGAAGTTCATCTCAATGCTACTAATTCCCCTAGTGATAATCACTTACTAAGTTATGATTCTGCTAGTGGTGGATTTACTTGGACGGCAGCAGGTGCAGGTGGAGAGAACAATCAGAATGCCTTCAGCAATGTGGCAGTAAGTGGGCAAACAACTGCTGCGGCTGACTCAACAACTGATACTCTAACGCTGGTGGCGGCTGGTGGGATGACAATTACTACAAGCGGGGATTCGATAACTCTCAATTCTGCCGACACTAACACTCAACTCTCTACTGAGCAGGTTCAAGACATAGTAGGTGCAATGTTTAGTTCAAACACTGAGACTAGAATAAGTGCTACCTACGAAGATGGTGACGGAACGATTGACCTCGTTGTAGACGATATGACAACAGATACCAATACTCAACTTTCAACAGAACAGGTTCAAGACATCGTAGGAGCGATGTTCTCATCTAACACGGAAACAAGAATATCAGCCACTTACGAAGATGGAGATGGCACTATCGATTTGGTAGTGGATGATATGACTGCCGATACCAACACACAACTCTCAACGGAACAAGTGCAGGATATTGTAGGGGGAATGTTCACATCCAATACAGAAACAAGAATTACCGCTACTTATCAAGACGGTGATGGCACTATTGATTTAGTGGTAGATGATTTAGATACAGATACAACTTATTCAGCAGGTACTAACATCTCATTGAGTGGAACTACTTTCAATGTGGATGATGCTTTCTTGAAGAATGATGCTAACGATAGCACATCAGGAACGTTAACTGCTGCTAACTTCGTAACGGCAGGAGCAGTCACAGTAGGAACTAATATCATTCATCAGGGAGACACCAACAACACAATTTCCTTTGGAACTGATACTCAGTCTTTCAACACTGGTTCTGCTTCACGAATAGATATCAGCGATAGTGGTGTCAGGTTGGGGGCTGCTAACGCAAGAGTAACTACTATCCTAGATGAAGATGCTATGGGTAGTAATAGTGCAACTGCACTAGCAACACAACAATCCATTAAATCATACGTTGATGCAGAGGTAGCAGGAATCGTTGCTTCAGCACCTTCAGCACTTAACACTCTAAATGAACTTGCAGCAGCGTTAGGAGATGATGCATCATTCTCAACCACAACTGCAACTTCTCTAGGAAACAGATTGAGAGTAGATGTCAGCAATCAAGGATTAACTTCAACTCAACAAGGTAATGCATTAACGAATCTAGGAATAACTGCCTCACTTGCTGAGATAAACATACTCGATGGTGGTTTGTCAGCATCTAACATTCCTACTATATCAGCAAGCAAAGTCACTGAGATATCCAACTTAACGGCAGCAGAAGGAGAGCAGTTAGAGAATATAGGTTCTACAACGATATCGGCAGCACAATGGGGATATCTAGGTGCAGCAACAGGAGCAATAACTAACACAAATACACAACTGAGTGATGCAGAGGTTATCACTGCATTGAACTCAGACTTAGGTGGAGACATCGTATTCGGAACACAGACTGATGATGAGGTTAGATTCGGTGGAGATGTATCAGGTAGAGTGGCAAATGGACAAGGAAGCAAACTACATCGCTTCGGGGGTATATACTTCACATGGGATGCAGATAACTACGGAACAAACAGCCAACACTCAATCACATCTACCGAGAATGGAACTTTCAGTGACAGTCTAACCATCAACTCATACGACAAGATTCGTCTGAACATGGACACCAACTCCAACAACTCCGACTCGTATATTCAGTTTGGTAGGCATACTACTGGCACAGGTGGAGACACCTTTTTGACAATTAATGATGCAGGTAATGTAGGAATAGGTACTACAAGTCCTGAATCCAAGTTAGAAGTTGTTGCCTCGCTAGACCCATCAGGTTCTGATACCCAATTCACATATACTGAGACATTGAAGTTAGATGTTGAAGACAGTGATTCTGCTGAAGGACCATCAATAAGATTCAGACATGGAGCAACTGGCGACCACAACGCTGCTGACTATATGTTCCAAGTGAACGGTGACGGAGGTGGTATGTCTATACACGAATACAACTTCAATTGGGGATTCAACAAGTGGTATCACACATCCGGTGCTGATGGAACAAAACCACTAATGCACTTCTCTTATGGCGGGAGTAGTAATGCTGGTGCAACACAATATGGTGTGATAAACCTAGTTAGCACTGCTACTGCATGGGATGTCTTTGATGGGTCGCATACTGGTTTAAGCCCTTCAACATATGATACAAACCTAAGATTAAGTGCAGGAGGAGACTCATGGTTCAAAGGTGGTTCAGTTGGTATTGGAACTAATACCCCTGCCACTGCACTAGATGTGACGGGAAGTATAACTGCAAGCAATACAGGTCAGACAGGAGGAGTTGGACTTAACGTAGAGAACAGTGAAGGGAAGTTCTTCATCTATACGGATGGTGGTACATTAACAGTCAAGGACTACGCTGGTTCGGACACATACCCATTCAAGATTATAGGTGCGGCACAGAATGACACTCTAGTTGTCAATACTGGTGGAGTTGTAGATGTTAAACAATTACAAGTTGGAAGTGGTGCGACAGTCAACACAATCAACACTTCTTTCTCCGATAATGACACTTCCCTAATGACTTCTCAAGCAATCAAGGAGAAGATTGAGGCTTATGGCTANACTACTGATACAAATACTAATCTTTCTACTGAACAAGTTCAAGATATCGCTGGCGGTATGTTCTCTAGTAACACTGAGACAGGTATCACCGCAACATACCAAGACGGTGATGGCACAATAGATTTGGTTGTTGGAACATTAAATCAAGATACAACTGGAAATGCAGGTACAGTAACAGTAGAACTCGATGAATCTACTAGTGCCAACAATACTATTCCATTCCTTAGAAGTGATGGAACATTGGCAAAGGATGGTGGTTTCAGATTCAATCCGGGTAGCGATGCAATGAGTGTGCCAAAGATTGCTGCGTCAGGAGCAGTAACTGTTGGTACTTTAGAAATTGGTGGTAGTGGTGTTGTCGCTTCAACTATTCTAGATGAAGACAACATGGCTTCAGACTCTGCTACTGCTCTAGCATCTCAACAGTCTATCAAAGCATATGTGGATGCAAATGCAGGTGGTGGTGGTGCATCACTCGCTAACGGTGTGAATAACAGAGTAGTTACNGCAACAGGTTCGAGTGGTTTGAATGGTGAAGCCAACTTAACATTCGATGGAAGCACNTTAGCATTAGCAGGTAAGCAGACTATTACAGTAGCAGATACAGTATCAGAAGCATTCAAGGTTACTATAACAGATTCAGATAGCACTGCTGACTCCACTCCATTTATCGTTGACGGTGATGGTAGAGTTGGAATAGGCACTGCATCTCCTGTCTCCGGTTCTGCTCTCACTCTCAATGGAGATGGTACTGCTTACGAGGGCATAGCCTTCCTAGTAGACGGTTCTACTAAGTTCAAACAATCAACAGATGGTTCTTCCTTCTATCACGACAGTTCCATAAACACTGGAAAAGTAACCTTCAGGACAAGAAACGCAAGTGGTACTCTNAGACCTTCATTAGTTACTCACGGTGCTAACCACAGTGTATCTATTGGTTATAATGGAACAAGTGGCTCAAGTCACACATCGAACAACACACTACAAGTTAACGTAGGAACAGAGGATGGTGTTGCAGATAAAGACGATGGTATTCTTCTTCTCAACAGCGACCTTTCAATCGCAGACGGTGATATGATTGGTGGTATTGGTTTTGACACAAGAGACGGAAACATACCAAGTAAAACTACTGAAGCAGCAGCAGCGATTATCGCTTTGGCAGCAGAAGACCACAGTACAGGAGATAAGGGAGGAGACCTTGCTTTCCTAACATCTGCAATAAATGACGATGATGATACTGCATCCAATGAAAGAATGCGTATTGATTCTTCAGGTAAGGTCGGAATAGGCACTACAAGTCCTGATGCTATGCTTCATGTCAGTAGTGGAACTGATTTAGATTGCGGNATTATCATAGAGGCTGACACCGATAACAACGATGAGGCAGACTTGCCCTTCTTATGGATGAAGCAAGACGGTGATATAACTGCTCATGCAATACAAGGAACAAGCAACAAATTACAGATTATCAACAACATCAGTAGCACTGGTGGAATAGATTTCCTAACAGGGACTACCAATAATACTGGCACAACTAATCCAGCCACAAGTGCATCAGTTAGACTTCATATCGCATCAGATGGAGATGTCGGGGTCGGCACTACAAGCCCATCATTTACATCAGGTAGTGGAATAGAAGTATCACACGCTACACAAGCCAACTTCCGAGCCACTGATAGTAACGGGGCTTCTACTGATTTTGCTACTTCAGGTAATGACACATACATCATGAACAGACACGCAAGCGGTAAGATATACATTAAGCCGGGTAATGGCGACCATAGTATCGAACTGGCTTCTACTGGTCAAGTCAAGTTCAACAATGCTTACACATTCCCAACATCAGATGGTAGTAATGGGCAGGTTCTAGTTACGAATGGTAGCGGAGCATTATCATTTGCTAACCAATCAGGCGGTGGTTCTTCCACTACTGGTTCTTTCTACATTACCGCAGAAGAAAGTAACTGGCAACTGAATGTTGGTTCTTCAAATGGTTTCCATTGGTCTTTCGGTAATGGTTCTGATATAGGAGATGCACCGTCTTCTAATGCAAAGAACGAAGGTATTGCACTACCTGTTGATTGCACGTTGAAGTTCTTGCACTTGAACTGTGCAAATGACGGTAATGAAACCGCAGGTAACAGTGCAACTGTTCAGATATACAAAGCAAATGCTTCCAATTCAAATCAATCAGCAGTTTCCGGTACTGCAATAACCGCTACTGTTGCTACTAATGGACACGGTGTATCTGCTACTGGTGACTACGATGTTGATTTTGACAAGGGAGATATCATTCTGTTCAAGTCTACTACGGCTAATCAATCAGGAATATATCTAGGTAGAGGAACAATATCAGCATACTTTGTGGAGAGGTGATTAAATGACAGAAGAAACAGACATGGATTTAATGTGGGAAAAAATGAGAAAGGTAAGGAATGCATTATTATTGCAGTCAGATAAGTATGTATTGCCTGACTTATGGGAATCATATACAGATGCAGAGAAAGGAGAAGTTAGAAGATATAGAATGGAACTACGAGATTGGCCTGATACAATTGACACTCCATTGAGTCTAGGAAGTAAACTACCCGCTAAACCCTCTTTTGTAAAAGATGTAGGCACATACAACCTTAGACCTTGAAGGAAGTAAGTGACAACTGATTTCGCATAACACTGAAATTTTTGCATAAAAAAAAGACAAAGTGGCCGAAGGATTATTCCTCCGACCACAGTGCTTTACATTCTCTACAACGCCAAATGTGTAGAGTTTCTTTAGAACCAATGACCTTTCCTTTTATTCTCTGAGGGATGGTGTCCTCAGAACAATAAAGACATTTTTTAATTAGGGCCATTACGGACACGCTCTTCGCCAATTAGGTTCTCCATGTATTCATCTATACTTGCTTCGGTATATTTTGAATTACCGAATGCAGCAAAGAACAACAGAGAAACTAGCATAACGAAGACTATCCAGCCTAGCCATTCCCAAGGTGTCATTACCAATCTACCTCCAAATCTTTCATTGTTTCATTTTCTATGGAAAAGCCCTTCACCATCTTATTCTCTTTTCCATGAATCCATAAGTCATATACAAGTTCACAATCCTTCAGGCAGTAGTCTGCAACTTCTGAGAATCTGCCATCTTTCCAAACTAAAGGAGCATCTGCACTATCCATGAGTTTCTCCACTCCCAAAGTATTCTGAACTAAATTGTTCAATGAGTATCTTTCCCCATATGCTTTGTTCAGTATTCTACTAGTATCGATGTATGCCTTGTCATCTAAGTATTTCTTAATGCAATATATGTCCATAGCATTCTTCAAAACTGCCAAATCAAATGAGACTATATTATGCCCCAAGAGAATACCATTGTTTTGATGATGTTCATCTAAGTCAAACTTCAACTGTGAAAGTGGTTTTACTGATACACCTGATTTGCGTATTGACTTAATAGGTTCATCAATGTATACCGTTCCGTGATTTCCATCCCATGTGCAGACAGTAGACACTTCAAACATGTGAGTATTACCCCAACCCCCAATTTCATGAGAGTAGTTTTTTGTTTCTATGTCTAGGGCTAAGACGTTCACTCGTCACCACTTTCCCCTGTCCAAAGATTTGCGAGTTTCTTAGCCTGAGCCTCTGCTGGATTTGGTGCTTGGATTAAATTTGGTTTAACTATCCATGCTACTAGATGTTCTCCACCGCCAACTGTTATCATTGTCGATAGATACCATCCATCCTTCCCATATGTATTCAGGGACTCATTTATCGTTTTTGGGCCATCACTCACGTTAAACACCAAGAATTGATGTTCGTATGTATCTTTTTTACTCATTTTTCTTTTCCTCCTTTATCTTCAAATATGTTCTTACTCCAATTTTCTTGGTATCGAACATACTGGAAATCTTTTTGAAGTTGTTGTAAACCGTAGTCTGCCCCTTCTTCGTGTCCTCCCGAACCCGTGATAGTAGAAGAGTTTTGTTCACCCAACCTTCATCACCTTTCTTTCTCAGCCCCTCGTATGCTTCTCGGAACGCATTAATGCCTACTCGCTCATGCAACGCATGTGTTTTCACCTTCAACGCTACGTCTAGCCACGACACAAGCGATTTATAGCATTGTCGAATTAGTGAAGAGGCTTGTCTTGCATGTCTTTCAGTCACAATATACCTCTTACTAGGGTCTTTGATGTTAGGTGCTTCTGCTATACAACATAGCACAGATAGCCTTGTCATAGTCTGATTTAACCTTGTTATGAAGTTGCCAGCAATCTCAAACACTTCAGGTCTACTGTTAGCAACATAGTTTCTCATCTTGATTGATTCATTCTTCAAAGCGTCATTATATCCCTTACCAAACGTGATTGTTTGTAATGGGTCTCTGCCACTTTCATCGAATCTTTTTCTCAATGATTCATAGATAATAACAAAATTCTGTGCGAACTTCTTGATAGGAGCATCTTTGGGTTTGATAGTTCCTACTTCATCTAGAACCTTCTCTCTCAACTCATCTTGAACTTCCTGTGGAACTTCCTTGATGTAAATTAAGGTTCTCTGAATGACTCCTTTCTCAGCAATAACATTAGTTAATGTCTTTGGGATATATGTAGTAGCATAGACACTTCTCTGACATCTGCACTCTATGATATCACCATCACGAAGTTTCTTCCTGATAATCCAATTCTCCCCATGAAGAGTATTCATGAACTTATTCAGATACATGATAACATTCTCCTTGTGTTGGGATTGCTTGAATACACCTGAGTATTCAAACTCGTCATATGCTACTAATCCGCTTCCCTCAAAACCACCATCAATTTGAGTCGGTATCTCAACCCACTCCATTTCACCATCGTCATTCTCTACTCTTTCCTTATCTATCTTCATAGAACCAATAAGTGCAGCATCAGTTGTATCATCGACACCAAAAACATCATAGTTAACACTATACTTCTCATTCAATATTCTGAATGTTTCGTTAGCAACAGGTCCAAAGAAATTATACATCTCGGTCTTACCTGTTCCTGAAGTCTGCATCCATATGAATTGTATTCTACAATCATCTACTCTTCTTCCACTTGGTATAGCAACCATGTCCTTACATAGTTGACCAAGTATAACGAAGAAACCAATCGCAGCAGGTATCTCATTATACTTTGAAACATCTGCTGCACTCTTCACATACTGCTCAACCACCTTTGGTAAGCCAATGGTCTTTGGTTGAACTAATGGTAGTTCTTCGCCTAAGCCTTCATAATACATTCTATCTTCATCATATTCATTTTCATTCATGTTATCACCATTTTATCTTCTTTATTCAGCACATCAATTACCCTCTTGGCAATCACTTTACCAAAGCCTTCCAGTTCACATATCTCCTCAACTGAGGCTTCTCCTATCTCCATGATAGAGCCGAATCTTTCTATCAGGAGTTTTGCTTTCTTTACACTAATTCCTTTGATTGTGCAAATTACATCTATTCTCAAGTCTGTTGTAGCAATTCGCTTTCTTACCAAACTTGGAGTGTGTATCTCTCTATCTATTGGTTGCATCTTACAAACGACTGCTATTATTCTAGCAGCCTCCTTTGCAGAGGACACCCATATTATGTTGCAATCAGTATCCAATATTATCTTACCAATAGCACCATCAAACTTATTTCTCAACAGTCTAGCATTTTGTTTGTTGTTAACATACATTAGATAGTTCTCAACTGCATCTCTAAAGTCACCATAAACTATCACTATGTTATTCATGAACTTAGCATCCATGTTATCTAGTTGATTCCACAGTCTTTTGTTAATTACAGACTGTAAGAAGTCGAAGGCAGACTTTGCCTCAAAGCAGACATCACCAAAAGTATAGTCACCAATATCTAACCATTCTTTCTCATAGGGAACGTTAATCTCCCTACAATTATGAATAACCATCTCGGCTAACTCTGAGTGTTCTCTACTATCTATCTTTAATTTAAGCACCATCGTAATACCTCCAACATTTTCCAATACAATATCCTTGTGGGATAAGCACGTTAGAACATGAAGGGGCGTTGTATCCCTTATCTACAATTCCTCTAACATACTTTGAAGATGTCCTAGAATCCCAATCTAACCAAACATCTTCCTTTGAAGCGATGACTTCTAACTCATCCATTATTGTCTTGTGGATTTGGTCATTCTGCTCAGAGGAAAGAACCCTCTCACCTAAACTGAGTAAGTCTCTATACCATTGAACCAAATATACTCTAGCATAATGGCTAGGGTTCTCAACCATAACTGCGTTATACAAACATGGGAGTATCGGTAGTTTACCAATTGGAACAGGTATATCTACTTCTACTTCCGATATCTCAATTGCTTCCATCTCAGGAAACACTACTAATTTACTACCGTTGTTTGAAGATATTTTTCTAGGCTTCTTAGCCATAGATAGTATCTCATTCAAAGAACCTGAAAGGTCTTCTATTACGAGTGGTATGCAGAAGTAGGGATTACCATTCTCATCTGAACTACTTAGATTCATAGAGTTAGGAACTCTTCTCAACCTATTAGTTTGGATACCCGTTCTATCAAGCGTAGGCACATCATTACTGATTTTGGAATAATACTGCTGAATGCTCCTGATATCATCAACGGGTTCACCATAAACAAAAACATGGAAACCCTTTCCACTAAAATACATTTTGAATACGACATCTTCCTTAACTAATTCAGAAACCACTTTCTTGAGGTCTCTATACGCATTTTCCAATGGTTCGTCATGAGCATCGAAATCTAAGAACGCCCTATCCAAGACAACCGAAAAGTCTAGTTTAACTCCATTATTGAAGTCTTCAAAGTCATAGACTGTCGTATAACAGTTCATCTTCCCATTATAGGAATTGAACCAGTTGACAAACTCACTTCGATTGTTTATTACTGTCCTTCTCATCTGTGGTGCGTTTCTTAGATGACTTCCCGCCCACACTTCTCTTGGCATTCTCATTTTTATTCTCCTCCTTGAAAGAGACCTTTGCTTCAAGCAACTCCTCTCTTACAACTTCTGCTATCTTTATTTTCAATTGTGACATCACTGTGTTCATGTATATCTGACCGAATGGTGTTCTCTCTTCAGCAAACACATCAATTTCCCATACCATCTTTAGTTTGTCGGTAGTGGGCATTTTCTCATACAATGTCTCTGCTAAACTATTAACTGTATCAGAAACATTTGCTATCTCTGAGAAACTCCACACCTTTTGTTTTAATTCTTCTTTTACCATTTTATCTATCATTTTCTATTCCTCTTTTTTTCCATATTTCTATGATATCTTTCCCATGTCATTCCTTCATCGGATGTCATAAATTTCCATATCTTACTTAACAATCCCATTAAAACCAACTCTCCGTGTTAGCCGCATCACATATGCCAAAGAAACTACAATTTGAACATGTCTTTGCGAAATACTTCGTTGGAAACACACCAGTCTCATATGAATGAATTAGTTGTGCAATACCTTTTTTCACTGCGGTTATACTACTTTTCTTAACTTCCTCTACATAGATGTAGTTGGCCGCAGGATAATACCATCCCCAATGGGAGATAGGTATCTCAGGGTCTAATCCCCATTCCCTCAACTTCTCATCAGGTGTGTTCTCAAAGAGAATCTTGTAGAAAGCCATCTCCTTCCTCATCATAGTAGTCTTCCAATCTTTCCAACCACCAGTCTTCAACTCCATAGGAATGTATCTATCTCCTTCCTTGAACATACGGTCAATGATACCTTGAAGATGAACAACATAGTCTTGCTTCAATGGATACTTTGAATTCTCATCCTTGTTGATTACAATCTTAGCATCAAGCATTATTTCATTTATTACTGGTATGAAGTCTTCAGTTGTTCCTTCTTCTCTTGATTCTATGAATCTGTTAGCCTCAAAGATAGACATTGCCTCATACATCTCATCATAGTCATCGATAGGATGTAATTCCATACAATAGTTGACTAGTTCCTGATAGGACATATCCTCTGCTTTCTTTACATCGAAAGTATTGAAGAAGTCTTCTCTCGCATTGTGTATGATACTTCCCTTAATCATAACCTCAGTTGTTTCTATTGGCATTCTTTCCTTGTATTGAAACTCATATCTCTTAGGACACCACTGAAATGAACCAAGTGACGACTTGGATATCTTTAGTATAGGATACTCTTCGTTCCCATAGTATTCGGGTTGCCATTGGTATGTATATTCATTAGTATTACTTTGTCTCATGTGTTTTCACCTTCCTTCTACTCATTATTTCATCACCTAACTGTTCCATACACCCTACACAAGTACATTCTGTTGGATGTGGTGGTTGTTCAATAAGGTATATCTTGTCACCACTATCATGTTTTTCTAACCTATACCCAATGTAATTATGGTGTTTAGGGAATATCTCTGTTATGGTTTCCACTTCCTTTTCTATAATAGTAGTCTTTTCTTTTCTTGGAAATTTAGGTAATTCTATCTCAGCAACTTCTTTCATTTTTGGAGTAAACCATATCTTGAAGTTATTCCATTTAATTAACATAAAGTCTACTCTTCTTTTATTTGTCCAAGATAGTCTGTTGTAGAAACCTTTCAAAACCATTCCTCCAATGTTTTCTGTCTGTCATCTACTGATATCTTTTTGATATCCCAACCCATTGCACGATAGATTGGCTCTGCCTTTTTGATAACAGATTCAGCATAGTGTAACCAGTCAGGGTTGTAGTCGTAGAAGTCATCCTCTACTAACAAAGACACATAGGTTGCTTTAACATTCTGCCCTGTAACGGGATTATAGAACGTGTCCTTACTGTTTATTTTCAGATACAAGTATGTGTCAGTTATCTCTTCATAACCTTTAGAGTGACTGAATAGAACTCCTGCTATTCCCGAACCTATTGTTGGTCTCTTACCTTTAGTTGTCGTGAAGTTCAGTGTTGTTGCAGAGCAACATGGTTTCTCTGTTAAACTGAATAGTGTATTTTTTCTATGACAGTTCTTACAATCAACCATGAATCTCTCTTCACGATATCTGCTTCTCTGAAGTATGTCTGACAGAGGAATCTCACCTCTGAGAACTTGATTATACATATCTTTCAGATATTTTGTTACTTCTTCTTCAGATTTGCCTTCTACCCACATGTTTAGAACTGAAAGTTGAACGTCTTTGGCTAATTTAGTCAAAGAAACCCTCTTTGCAGTGAATCCAGTCATAACAAACTCCTCTTCATCGAGGAAATCACCGTCTTTCCAAGTAATTAGACCTGCATTTCTGTTTTTTGTTGCTCCAACACCTAAAGTTCGGAAGTATTTCTCAAACTCTAGTGTTACAGGGTGTTCTTCTAGACCCATAACGTTAGGAAATGACTTTCTAACATGTTCATTTAGTATTTTTAGAGTATCTTTAGCAGTTTCAATGCTATTATCCTCAATATCAACGTAAATTGAATCTGTATGTCCGTAAACTACCTTCATGTTAACAACTCCACTGCTA